TTTTAAATAAATCAAAGTCATCATCTGTTGCTGCCTGCCTCATTTTACTGGCTGACATTCCAGCTAAACCTTCTTCATCTGGGTCTCTTTGTCCCGCGCTTGTAATAGTTATACTATCAAAGTCATATTCTTTTCCATTATATTTATTTAAAAGTGACTCAAATTCTGATACTCTATCTGAACCTACTACCATATTAACACTATCAAAGCGTTTTTCTAGGTCTTTCATTAAATCAAATATATTGCGACCTTTGTGGTCTTGGACAATATTGCCAAATGCATTTTTAGCATATTTTAATTTGTCTCTGTATAATAGTGGATTTTTCTTTTTGTCTGATGTTTTAGACAAAAATACGTAAGGTGTACCTTTTACGATTTTACTCACCTTACGTATTTTGTTTACCAGTTTTTCATGACCTACAGTGGGTGGATTCATTCTACCGAATGTAAAGACCGCTGTCTTCGCCATATTAAACTACCTATATCTTGAATTTAGCTGTTGGTGCATCTACGACTGTTCCAGCAAATTCAATATCTTGACCTTTATGCTGTTGGTTTGAAGTAGTATATTTCCAAGCTGCTGTACCGTCAAAACCCTGCCAGTTTCCTGATACCGGACGAATCTGAATATCATTATTACCAGCTGTTTTACCAGTGACATAGCCTTCGTAATAAACTCCACCACCTTGAACTGCTACGACATAGTCTCCTACGCCACAATCAGAATCTCTAGTTGCGAATTTTAATGTGTATATACCATTTTCAACTTGAACATCAGTAGAAGTTCCTAGGTCTGTACCAAATACGCCCTCTCCATCAGAATCTGCAATAGATGTAGTTCCTTTTGATGAGTCGCCTTTCATGTACCAACCTGGCAGCGCTTCCAAGATTTCTAATGATTTGACTGTTCCTTTGTTTCCATCGGAATCCGAAGTTGCTACAGTATTTGGGCTTGCTTTTCTAGAAGTGACTGCATGTGTGACTCCAAAACCGCCGACTGTAGCTAACGTATTATCGTCAGAATCAGTAGTCCCCGTGGTAGTCGTATCAACAGAGCCCACGTACTGCAGAGCTGTCTCTGAGTCTGAACCTCTAAATACGAATGGTTTTCTATAACCTTTATATGCCATTTGGAGTCTCCTTAAAATTAAATGTTATTGTCGACAGTCTATTTATTAATGTCGAATCTCAAAATCGTCTAAAGATTCAAGGAGAAGCTTCATTTTGTGCTTCATAAGGTAGTTCATCCACAACTGAATGTTGCCTTTTGACTCTGTATTGAACTGTTCTTCTATTTGATTCTTGTATTCAGGTGGTGTCATTTGTAAATCAATTAAGTCTTTATTGCGTATCCAGTTTTTTTGGATTTTTGTAGGCCAATCATTTGGGTCTGTGTCCAATAGTCTTAATTGTTTTTGTGTGACTGGTGTTTGTCTTGCACCTTCTGTAATTAGAACTTCATCATCAGATAATATGTTTGGTACACCATCACCTGTATCACCTTTGATAATCTTTAACCTTAGTTCATCTACAGCATTATTACACTTTACCCATTTCTTTTGGATATTTGAAAATTGTGCAACATTATCATAACACTGTAGCTGTTTGAAATCATTATCTGGTGATACAATTAATATATGGTCATTGTTTTTATGTTCATTGTGTACAATCCAACCAATTGCATCATCGGCTTCACAGCCATCTACAAATATGCATCTATATGGACTAAGTTCAATAATATCTTCACGTACTTGATTAACCATTTTAAAGATACCATTCCAATCATGTATGCTATTATCACGACCTTTGCGTCTACTAGCTTTATATGGTGGAAACTGCTGTCTACGCCAAGAATTACCAGCATCAAAACATATTACAGTCTCTCCGTACTTGCCTCTATAATCAACATTATACTTACGTATAATATTCAACATTGTGTGGCGAATTAAGTCTTTATCTTCATCATAATCATCAATACGTGGGAATATTGACGACATTGCAATACTACTAAAATCTAATAGAATCATATTATCTCCTTTGCTATTAGAATTATACTAGTTCCAATCGATATTTAATGATGGCTGTGGAGTTGATGCTTGTTTACCTGCTGTATTTTGAGCTTCTATGTGAGAAGGTTGGTCTTTAATATCAGTGACTTTCATATGTTCATAATCGACACCCAACAGCCAGTTACGTCTGTCTGCTGGGTCACCATATCGATTTTTAAGTTGACTAAACCTGATTAAGTTATCATCTCTTAATTGGTCATTTGTAGTCATAGCAAAGAAATAATCTGCAGTCATTGGTAAACCAAAAGACTCTGATACATCAGTCATACCGACATCAGCATCAGTCATACCTTGCCTATTTGTTTGAGTTGCTGTAAGAATAGGAATATTAAATTCCATAGCCATTGCTCTTAATTCTTCAGCAATTGCTTTGATTTTTTCATAACTATTTGCATTCTTAGATACGCTTAGTGAATTACAAATATTAAGGTAATCAATACAAATTAACTCAGGAACAAAATTCTTTTTCATATCAAGTTCTTTTAATAAACTTCTAAAGTGTGCTGCCGTTGGCATACCAGTTGGATATTCTTTTACAATTAACTTACCTTGTGTTTTAGTTCTAAGATTTTGAAACCTTTTTAAGAAACTATCTTTACCAATACTATCAAGTTCTTCTTGTGTCATATCAAGTAAATTTTGGTCAATACGTTGTGCAATTTTTTCTTCAGCCATTTCCATAGAAATATACAAAACATTTCTACCACGTTCTAGTAAACTAGATGATATTGAACACATAAATAAAGACTTACCAACACCTGTACCAGCCATAATTACACCAAGTGTTTTTTCTGGTATACCGCCACGTAAAATATAATCTATATGTTCTAAACCTGTTTCTAATTTGTTTTCTTTCTTATTATAGTAATCCCATCTTTCTTCAACTTCATCTGTATAATCATGACCAACTGATTTATCAAATGATGTTGCAATTGCGTCATGTAATAATTCAGGTAATGCTGTCATAGGTGTTTTCTTATCATCACCACCAATAACATTTACCGCTTGATAAACTGCATTTACAATGGCTCTTTCTTGACACCAAGATTCTGTTTTATTTACCAACCATTCTGTTTTATTAATAGGTTCTACTTTCTTTGTAAGAAACTCTTGTACTGAATTGTAAATAGGTTCAGTCAAATCAGTTCTTGATTCAACTTCAATTTGTAATGCTGTGGAATTAGGTAATGAATTGTTCTTGTTAAAGTATCTAACAATCTCTTCAAATATTACCTTTTCATGTTTTTCAGAAAAGTAATCATCTTTTACAAATGGTGCAACTTTACGACAGTACTCTTCATTTACCATCATATTGTATAGTATGCCTTTTCGTAACTCTGATGAATCAATACTCATATATCAGTAATAATACTTGGTGCTTCGTTCTTTTTAACATTTAATATATCTGCTATAATATCACTAGCCATATTTTGAAATTTATCTTCTCTTGCATATTTTTCAGCATCTTCTACAGTTAAGAACTCTACTTGGAAATTAAATTTATCTCCATCTAAACTCATATCAACTGGTCTCCAAGTGACATTTTCATATTTATGACCCTTGCCAGTGATTTTTATCCATTCACCACCTTCTGGGTCTACCCACGCTTTAAAATTTTTAGGATTTTGTTTTGACATTCCACGGCCTTTCATAGTTAATTGTTGTTAAAAATTCGTCTGTAAATACTCCATCAACCCGTATTGTATAGGTCCATTTAGGACTTGGGTCGACACCGTGGTAATTAAGGTCATGAAACACATAACAATTACTATCCACGTAATGCTGTTTATCGTTTTCTTGGTCATAAATAAATCCTTTTTTCTCCATATTAGGACTAATCATTATTGAATTATGGTCTTCTAACATTACAAAGGGATTATTATCTCTATGTACTGTCACATGTTGGCAACTATCTACTCCAAATATATTAATTCTACCTATTTGTTTAAATGGTAATTTTTCTAATATCCAATCTATTAAAAATGGGAAATACTTTTTTGCTTCTGCTCTGATGTATTTTCCTGCTGTAGAGCTTTGTTCATTCCAGGGGGACCACATGATTGGATATACGTCTCTCCAAGGATAGTAAGCTCCTTTTTTATACTTGATATATTTTTCAAGAATTTTCTGTTTCTTATAATCATTTTCAGGTAATGTTTTAACTCTATGTATTTCTTCATCATATAATTTTGCTCTTGCATATTTGACATCTAAATAATCACTGTCAAAGAATTTTGTAAATGCATCTCCTCTAGAATAATCATCACCTACACTAAATATAAGGTCATCACTTCTAGCCATACCCCAGCAAACTTCATCATTAATTTTAACTGCATCATCTTTTGTTAATAAATCTAAATGATGAAATGGTTTACCATTGATTTTGATTAAAGGCTGTATTCTTTTTTTCTTTGGAGGATTTGCAATAAAATCATCTCTAGACTTAAATTGATAATCCATTACTCTTCTTCTACTTCTTCTACTTCCTCTACCACTGCTTTTGTACTAGTACCAATTGCATATCTATCTTTAATTGCATCAGCAAAACCAGCTTTAAACATAGGAATCCAAAATTCAGAATGTGATGTATCAGCTTTACGCTTTTTATCTGTAATTACTTCACCCGTTTTAGGATTAGTACCTTCAAACCAACCTACTGAAGGTTTGTTTACCCAGCCTAATTCTAATCCAATGTCAAGTAAACCAGACCATTTGTTAATACCACCTTCCCAGGTGACACTTAAAGGTAATCTAGTTTTTTCTCTTACAAATCTAGATTTTTCTACACCCATCATAAAGTGATAACCTGCTATTTCAGTACCTTCTTTTTCTTGCTGCCTACCCATAAATAATATTTGATTTGCAGAATAGTAAATACCAGTACCACCACCCATTACATCTTTAGGAAACATTCCAATCTCTTTATAAGTGTGATTGACTGCAACTAAAGGTATATCTCTTGTTGTAAGATAAGGTGTACAAATTCTAAATAATGATTTAAGTGCTTTAGCTCTTGACATATCTGCTACTGATTTACCATCAAGTGCATCTTCTAATTCTTTTTTAGATGCTAAATTACCGACTGAATCAATTACAATAATAACTTTATCACCTTTATCTATTTCTTCTAATTGTTTTGTAAT